TTTTTTTTTTTTTTTTTTTTTTTTTTTTTTATCTTAATAATCTAGACTATGACATAATATAACGACGACGAAATAACTGAAATTAAACAATAAGATGTAGACCAAGATATAGAGTCTACTAATTAGGAACATAATAAGCAGTCACGGCGTACTGCTAACAAGTGCCCTGTTTCTCTACCGACTAACGGTAAGGAAACTTTGGATATTAGGGATGATTTCTCACCGAGTTAACTCAATACATAGGAATGGATTTATACATGTCCATTATTCCACTAAAATTCTCAATCGAGTAACTCGTCGACGCACGATTCTCATTTCCCTCACTCACCGAATCGGATCTTTTCATGTTCCAAGACGGGTAGTTAAGGTTTATGTCATTTATCACCTTCGACAGTTTATCCGTGATATTAACAGTGTAATACACGGAACTTTGCGTATGTCTAGATATGGCAGAAACTATGTGGCTGTCACTCCCAAACGCTCCATCGTCTCCAGGGAAATCAGTGTTTTTATGAACCGACAACCGCACCAATGCGACCCGGGGATTTTCATTTCCTTGGTACTCATGAACTGTGTGTATAGGGAGCCCTTTCTTCCGACCAAATTTCTGAATGAGAGCCTCTTTATCTGCTTGGGTGAAAGACAGTAGCTGCAACTTGTCATCAAAAGGGATGTTGTCCACACTCCCTATATGTTGTAACTTTATGGTGACGCCTCTGGTTTTGCTTTTTGTCCTGAGGACTGAATGTGGATCGACACATGGTATCCCGAGCGTTTTCGCTATATCATAGTAATATCTAGATATGAAATAACAAATGTCACCTGGACATCTAAACGAATCTCGCAAAAAACCCGATATGGGTAATGCCCTGGACACTTCCGAATACTTGGGTTCAAAATCGTTCAGTCGACAAGCCCAAGATATTTGAGCGACATCACCATAACAAACAGTCAATTTGGCATTCAGAGATTTTGCCAAAAACCCAATTTTTCCCGCAGGCTGCGTAATAACTTCATCCACCAAAACTTTATCCAACACACCGAATTCCTGAGTGTATTTCCCCGGATCCTTCAGAACAACATCTATAGAAGATATCCTTTTCATGATCTGAGCTGATTTCCGCTGATCTATAGCTTTGCTGTTTATCATGGATCTCAACCTAGATTTCGCTGATTCGACATTTTCTTTATTTTTCATGATAGCAAATACAGAAGAACCAGTCGAAACAGACTGAACGAGTTGCTCCAGTATGTCATGAGTTTTTCCACAACCGGGACCAGCTTGCACCATCGTCACATCCACAACGGGTTCATGACGTATGGTAGGAAAAGACTCCATGTGATCGAGTTCCATCAACACTTTCAAATCCGACGTGTATATGAAATTCTTCGGCAAAATTCTCTTCTCGTCGACTTTCACCATCTCAGTCATCAATTCTCTATTAGGACCTGATACAAAAGCGAACACGTACCTGCCCAAAACCCCATCGTTACCAAAAATGTATCGTCCATCGTAACGGAACGCAAATTCATCCATGTTGTATTGAGCAACAAAGGGAGCCAAGTTCTTTCGCACATCATGTTTGTTCCCAGAAAAGTAGTCTCGATAAGCCATCAGAACTCTAACGGTGTCTCTACAGTTCGCTTTTACTTTGTCGACGTGTACCGAAATACAATCCGAATACTCGACCATCGCCAACTCTAGGTTTCTATTGACATCCGTGGAGTACCTGTTTTCAGCCCAGTAAACTTTTTCGGATTTGTCGCCACTACCAGCGTTCACTACAACCTGCGGATCGTCGGGCTCAGAGGAATCGAACGAAGATGGTTCTCCAACTTTTTCCAAAGGTATGTGGACAATTGACGGAATCACATTACTCACATCAAACATATCGGCATTCATAGGTCGTCCAACCTGTTCTGTGTAGTACTCGTCGGTAGGGAACAAACTTTCCTTGATTCTAGAAATAAATCCTTTGCTAAGAATAGACCTATCATAAAAGTGTTCCGATCTAACAGGTTTGTTAACATCGTGAACTCTCAATTTCAAGATAGGGGACTTATTCTGAACCAACACGGCAGCATACTGTTGCAGAAATTTATCACCCTGAATTCGAGACACTGCCACATCACGTAAGTACTGGCCAGGATCACCGATCAACTCATAAACTGAGTTTCTAAATTCGATGGAAAATTTTTCTATCAACTCTGTCCGACGGACTTTATCGAAAGCGTAAGCATACTCTCCATAGTTCTTCACGACCCAATCTTTTCCAAACACAGGGAGTTTAGCTGGGGCTACTTCATCCGAAAATTCGGGCAACAAACTCTCATCATATCCAGCTTCCAAGTTGTCATCACGATTCGGCATCAGGGACAACATCTTTTGCACCCAAGACTTACTGGGAATAGTATACTTTTTGTTGACGATTTTGTCGATTTCTTCCTTAAGCTTGATGCTGTGAGAATCATGAGCAGACGTGAGCAAACCATTTATAGATGCTGGGAGTGTAGGTATTTCATGGTATTCCAAATCGTCGATCACACATTCAGGTCCAACAAAATTTTCACATTTCAAAAACCACCACGTCAAATACGCGGGTTGGACGCTAGGAACGGTCATCGAAAATGACTCAAACTTACTCCTGAGATACATGATAACAGACCCAACATACTGATCGATCGGGAAAGGCATGGCAAGAACAAGCGAACCGTCTTTCTTGAGACGGGATATGGTAAGAATAGTCCTTTTCAAATGATCAAAATGACGTTTGGGACATATTCTACCAATTTTGTCGCTGTAATAAGCCGGATTGATCGTAATGAGGTCATAAACCTCATTTGGGAGAAAGGGTCTAGTGACCATCCGCATCCGTGACTCGAAATTGTTGCTGCTGATCCACAACAGTTTTTTCTCATACGACCTGCATGTTTGGATCTCCTCGGATGTGGAAGTCAACTGCAAACTGGTGACGTTCAAAAATTTTTCATCAAATTCATTGTCACATAAGACTTGCAGTGAAGACAAGTTCCTGCTGTCGACATCGAGAACACGGCTGTTTTCCCCAAATTTTTTATCCTTTAGGGCTGTGTACAGCATGGGACCATAGAACGAAGAATAGCCGTATTTATCGAGCTTGTTGTAAGGATTATAATCGTTAGTATAACAGTACACGCTCCGATAAATACTTTTCGGCAACTCTGTTTCGTTCGTGACTTTGTTCTTGACAGTAATCACGTCCATCAAGTCCTCAGAAACTTCCAAATTCTGAGGTTCATCAGCTCCGGCAATTTCCAAATCGACATCTATCAACGTCGCAGAAACCCCTGTGACATTTTCCACGTACAACGCGAAATGATTGTCATTATACTTCAGATGAATGATCGTTCCACTACACTCATTTCCTTGTCGGGAATGCATGTGACCATTATATTCGTATTGAGTCGACCTCTTATGAACACAAATTGCCACCGAATATTCCAACGCCGCTAAAGCTATCACCGTGTCATTCGCCCATCGTGATCTATCGGAAGGAACCTGTACGGGAGAAAGTCGGTTGATCAGTTCATTCCGTGCTTCCAAATCGATGGTCAAAGAATCAGAAATGACGGTGGAACAAAGGACATCCACATACTTCGATTTGGAAAGCCTGTTCCTGACCGCATTCGGAGAGACCGACAATTCTAAAGCTTTTATCAAACAATGATAGAAACAATTCCCATCTCCCGGCACTTCGACCGAAACAAATCCAGACCCTCGACACACGTGAGGTTTTCTGAACGCGTCGTAAGCTTTACCCGTGGAACTTTGAACGACCGCTATGACATCTCGGATATACGGGTCTGATTTCATGGCATTGGTGAAATTGGAGTACAACAATGCTGGTGCCGACTCCAAATACATATTTGGAGACACAGGTCTAGCATGCGTGTAAGACACTGGGGTATTCTTGACCATACCAAACTCGACAGCTTGAGTCAGAGTGAAAAATCTCTCGCGCACAAAATAAATTGGATATTTCTTTTTCACAGCGGGAAAAAGTTCCTCAAATTTATCCAGAATCCTGTTGATTCCTAAAAATCCCGAACTCTGATCCCTGTACTCTTCAACCAATTTATCAAACCTGTCAATATGTGCAATCTGATTACTCTGATCAAGTGTGGAGTTTATCACATACTCACCATTTCTCTTTATCAATGGATGGTCATTTCGTCCAAATTTGTCGACATTGGAGTAATTCAAAGAGAACATTTTATACAGCATCCGGACAAAATACGACGACGAATTTATCCGCCTCACTTTAGCCGTGTCTTCGACACAGCGCTTGACGATCTGAGAGGCGTAATAATTGTTGTCATAAGTATTCATATAGATCGCGACAACCAGCTGTATTATCTCTTCAATCGAGTGTTTGGGACCGCCACTGCTAACTTGACCAACGACAATGTCAGAATTACAAGATACAGCAAACTTCTTAACGTTGTCAATATTGAATTTATTATCGTTAAGAGTAGCGGCGTAATTACTGACTTTATGCAAGAATTTCTGAGTGGTTTCTATGACGACAGGGATAACTTTGTTGTCGACCATTTGAGTGTTGAACCACCAAGTCGCGACGAAGACCGCTTCCTTGTCGTCAAAAAACGGCATCCGCACCCTAGAAACCTCGCCACACGGCAGCCTGTTAGGACAATACACATAATGGATGGACATCGTGTAGTTGCGTAAGGTCCTCTCAGCCACAAAGACTCTTCCAGTGGGAGTAACAAAGTAAGTGGAAGTCACTAACGATACTATATTACTAAACCTATGAGTATATGAATCACAGGCTCCGGCCCTGAAGCTGTAATTAATATTTTGGGAATCCCCATATCCATAGCGAACCCAGTGACAATCGTGAGGTCCCAACTCTCCTTCTCTCTGTATAAACATTCTTGGGTCAAATAAGAATGTGACGTACGCTTTGCAGCAATTCGCCATATCAAAACAGTCCCCAATTTGTTCTAATGACATGTCGTACACACTATGAATCATGGTAACGATTGGTGATTTCACTCGACAGTGCTGACCCAAACGTGTGCAAGTGAGTTTCGGAACCGGAGATAAATAGTCCAAAGTGACGGGATATTTTTGGACGACTGTCTGACTTACCTTGGTTGCACCTTCACTAACTTTGGCGTCTTTACCATGTCTGGCAACGTGTTCTTTCCAAGCATCATATCGCAAAGCGTCTTTTCCACTAAGAAAGGGACAACATGAATGCACCAATGACCTGCCTTGCATATCATGCACAGCGGGATTTCCGCCGATATCTTTCACCAAGACATCAAAACCAGGTGGAACCGTATCACCATCATTGTAACCCAAATTTATCTCAAATATCTCCTTATGTTCAAGCATGCGAGTTTCCCTGGCATAAGGATGACCTAATGCAGGTACGCAAGTATCTGACACGATAAAAAATTGCGGAAAATTCTTCTGCAATTCATCCAAATCAGCAGAATCAGATACATATTTGGTGAAATATTTCTTCCTCGAGCTATCCACGACAAACTGAGAATGAGTCCGTCGCACAATTTCTTGCGCGACCGCCGCGGTAACTAAAGGATCGAAACTAGATCTATCCATCAGTTCTTTTGCGTTGTCAGGGCCAACAACATTTTTCAAAACATTTCCAAGATGTCTACGATCATTTTCACCAGGGGCGGACGTGAATCCGTACTGAACCTCGCTTCTCCTCAACGGAGGACTAAAACCGAGATTATAATTTGTGGCATCTAGCTGAGGCGACACCACGGGACCTTCTTGATCAGCCATCACTGTTATCAAGTGTTTGAGTACGATCTGACTGACCGCACGTATGATTGCCTGGACTCAAGGTCCAATATGGTTTAAAATATGGTATTCTGTGCAACACCAACGGTAGTTGCGCATATGATCGTAATTCCCCA